TGTGAACAAATTTTTGTTATCCTGTTGCAATTTTAGGCAAATTTCGTGGGCAGTTTTATACCAACTTTTGCCGCTCTTTATTTCTTTGTTTTGTGCCTCGTTAAAAATAGCATTTAGGCTTTCTCTTACTTTGTTTTTTCTGTAATAATTTAATTGTGGTAATTTCATTTTTTTGTCTTTTTAGTTGTTAGTGTTTAGGCGTTCGCGTTAATTAATACGGTAGTGAGAAAGATAATAAAAGTACCGAACCCGATACCCAACTGAATAAGTTCACCAGTTGAAAAAATACGTTCGTTTTTTGTGTTGTTGTTTTGTGTTTTCATAATAAATAAATTTAAGTTAGTGTTAATTATTGGTACAAATGTAAACTAATTTTTCCAACTGCCAAACAAATTTAGCGAAAAAACGCTATTTATATTCATTCTAAATAAGCCTTATATATATATTAAGGAAAGAAAGAAATTAGCGAAAAAACGCAAAGTACTATGCACGCATAATATATGGAAAACAAAAACCCCCAATTAAGGGGGGTATTAAATTCACATTTGACCCTATTAGATTCATAGGGGTATTAAATTCACAAAGGGGTATTAGATTCACATTTCTCTGCTGCTTATTTTATAAACATATTTAGTTTGTCGTTTTCTATTTCCCAATTATTTGCACGCAGATTAAAAACATCATTCCCTCTTTTTCTAAGACTACCCTTTTTATATAAAGTAGCTTTCTTATAAAACTCATCCTTACTAATCCATCCGCAGATTGTAAGCGTTTTACTTTCTGTGTTCAAGGAAGTAAATATATATCCATCACAGTTGTGATTTCTTTGATCATCAAATATATTATTCACATAGTAAGGAAGGGGCTGTCTCTTCCTTCTCATAGACTTTATATCTAATTTTAATGAGTTATAAGTTATGTCAAAACCTCCGTCCCAACCAGAATTATGCTTCATTAAGTCTAATCCTAGATAATTTCTTACTGTGTTCTCTGAAATAATCCCTACCAATTGCTCTGTCTTACTTCCATTATTCCTAATTCTATTACCTAGATTAGTTGATTCTGAAAACTTAATACTATAATCTATTATTGACTGTTGCAATGGTATATGTATCATAAATTCTTAATCTAACTATATTGCGTTGTCTAGCTTCTCTATAAGATATCTTATCTCTGATCTCTCTAGCGTAATATCTATAGGCTTTGAGCTAGGATAAATTATAGATAGCAAATAGTAATCTTCTCTGCTGGTTTCTTTTACTTCTACTTTAAAGTCGTTCTGTTGGTTCATAGTTCTAATTTATCTTCTAATTCATACATCCACTTCTTATGGTCTGGTAACTCTACTTCTCCGTTATCCAAAAGACCTTCTAGTGTTTTTATATGGTGGGTTACTAAGCTCGACATAAGAGCTATTTCTTTTACTGTGTAGTAATTTGCATACACATCATTTCCGTTACTGTCCTTCTTTGTTCTCATATGGTATCTTTCTAAATACTGATTTTGATCTCTTATTTTCTATTGGAAACCCTGTTATAGGGTTGTAAGGGTAGTGCCAAAAGTCTACAGGCATCGGTGGAGTTTCTTTACTACCCCTAGTTTCTTTCTTCATATTTCATCGAAATTGTATCTCTCGCCCTCTATTTGAATCCATTTTAAGCGGTCTGTCTTAATAGTTCTGTAACCATTGGCGTTCATATCCCATACAACGATGTTGTGTGCCTTACGTCTATCGTATTGCAATCCTACACCTTTTAGGTTTTTCTGTACGCCAACTCTACAAGACATTGTACGCTGTGTTCCGTCAGCCTTAGTAAAACTAGCTGAAAAGATTTTGCCTGTTGATACAAGGCTGTCGATAATGTTAAATAGTAATTTGTTCATTGTGTTTCCTTTTATATGTTTAACAGGTGCAATATATAACCTTTTTTTGAACTACCAAAATAATTTAAACAAAAAACCCCCAGAAGACAAAAACTAGGGGTTTAATGATAATTAACCAAATTAAATCTATGAAACAAAATTTATGACTCAAATATAAAAATATATCTTAATATAGCAAAACTTTTTTTACCTTATTACATACATACCTTTTGGATTTGTTCTAAGTAGCAGATACTCAATAGCATACCTCATTGAATCTACTCCGTGATTATACGCATCTCTAGGCTTTACACCCCTAACATCCCAAACATAGTTGTTAAATTCTTTGACTAGGTTTTCGCCATCTAAGTTTATATTGTAGTCCTGCATTAAGGCTATACCTGCTAGAATTGATCCCTTTTTCTTTACAGTAGGCGTTACATTGAGACCCCTAGAATTGAGTTCGGCAATCAGTCTAGGCTCACTACTATCACAGACAATAAGTTGCTTACCAGCGTGCCTTTGACATAATTCATATATGTTAGACGTTACTAGACCCTTTTTATAGAACATCTCCTTAACCCAAATAATCTTACGCTGCTTATCTATAGAAACCTTAGTAAGTACGCTCTCATCCCTACTAAATCCTATATCTAGTCCATAGCAGGTGAGTTGCATCTCTTCATTGAATCTACCTATTTGCCAATCATCAAACACAACGCCTTCAGCCTTCTGTAGCCAGCCTCCCAGTATCTGGTGCTTATATTTATCTGGTCTACGTATTTTCATATCCTCTACCTGCTTAACAAACGACTCCGATAGATTGTCGATGTTATCTCTGTAGTCAGTATGTATATAAGTAACATTATCTTTAGTGCCGTTAAATCCATCTGGAATACCCCTGTTCTGGAAGAACCTCTGGTATATCCAATGCTCCTTTGTAGTTGGGTTTAAGATTAACAGCACCCTGTTTCTAACTCCCTTAGCTCGTATAGAATAATCGATCTTATCAAAGCTCTCCTCATCTAGCAGCTCCTCTGCTTCATCCAGTACAAATGTATTTATACCACTAATAGATTTAAGTTTGGCGGTCTGGTCACCAGAAGCTGTCTTAATCCCAGAGAAATAAATGAAGCTATCTGTATGATTATTCTTTATATCGTTCTTTGTGATAGTGAAGCTGTCCTGCGCTCCCATCATCTCAATCTTATCGTTAAATTCAGGGATAATAGACATAGAAGCAGAACTCATAGTATATCGAGTAAACAATATACCATTGCCTTCTTCATAAGTTAGTAGATTAAGAAAAAGGGTTGCGGCATATGACTTACCAGAACCCCTTCCACCTGTGATTACAAAGTATCTACTGTCGCTATTAAAAAGGGATTGATATTTGGGATGAAGTTGTATGCTTTGCATTATTGTGTTTTTTTATTATACGACGTAAAGTATACTGGGAAAGATTATACTTTTGACAGGTTTTCTTTTGACCGAAAACCAAATAGTAGTTGTGTATCTCACTATACAATAATTTATATGTTCCCCACTTTACAAACCCATTATTTTCATATTTATCTCTTGCATTATCTTTTGCGGTTCCAAGATAAAGGTTTTTAACTGAATTGTCGTCTTTAATGTCGTTTTTATGAAGCACACATAATCCTTTAGTAAATAATCTATCACCCACCCTACAGAACATAACAAAACGATGTGCTAAAAGTGATACCCTTTTACCATTCATACAATATCCGAACCTACGATAACCTAGTGCTGAAATACCAGCCCTTTGTCTTCTTCCATCTGGTTTTATAATTCTTCCGTCATCGTCACATCGATAACCTTTTCGGAAGGCTTCAATTATTGCTCTGTTCGCTCTACTCATTTTTTTCTCCATCTTCCTTTGGTTTAAGTTCTGTTACTAGTCTTTCTAGTGTTTCAATCTTTTCTAGGCATAGAACCACTATCATCTCCAGTCGTTCTATTTTGTTCTTCATTTCTATTAGCTTCGATTCTTTCATCTTTAACTTCTTTATGGGTTATATCTATAGTTTTAGGTTGGGCGAAATCAATCACAGGTATATTCACCTTAGTATTAACATCTATTTGTTGCATCTCTTTCGGCTTACCATATCTATAGTTCATTAGATAATCCCAATGCTTTGCTGAACCTCCCTTAGCTAATTTAGCTACTTCGATCCACATCTTCTCTTCACTACCAAACGTCTTCTTTAGTGCGGAAAGGGTAAGCCTGTTCATATCCTTATCAGCTACCTTTCTAGGTCTACCCTGTCCTCTGGAGACACCTTTCACCGCACCATTATTTCTTCTACCGTCTACCTTCTTTGGTTTATCTTCTTCCATATACTATTCTTCGAAGATTAACATCATTATCAGTATACCAGCTCCTATTATATAAAACATATCTACTGTTCTAATTGTTCTAATTCAGCTATAAAAGTCTTAGCACAAGCAAGACTATTTCTTTTTAAGATCAAACCTTTTAGGTGTTGCAACCTAACATTTGCCTTAATATATTTCTCTCTGTATTCGCCAGAATTTTCAACCTCATATTTAAGTTTGTCTAAATCCGACTGTAGGGAAGCATTCTTAATAAGCAGATCAAGATAACTACGGTTCTTAACCTTTTCCTTCTGTATATTTTCCTTTATAGGAGTTACTTCGCTTAATATTTTATTATAAACCCTTATGTAAAACTTCTCGTTCCAAGAATCTAAATTGCTAAATACTTTCCTTAAGGAATGCAAAACAGTTCCGTGATCCTGTTCTAACGTCTCACCTATAGCACAAAGACTAAGTGGAGTAACCTCCCTGCATATCCCATAATATAAAGCCCTAGCATAAACGTATTCTCTACTTCTTATGTGTTTCCCTTTAGACGTTCTCTCATCTAAATTTATTTGTAACTCTTCCTCTATTCTATTCCGTATCTCCTTCGCTAACATATAGTAATTTTTTATAATCTTTATAAGCCTCTGCTATCCCTTGACAGCATTCGTAATGTTCTATTTCCTCATAGTATTTTCTTAGTACACTTAAATCCTCTTCAGCTAATATACCAGTTGTGAGTGATATAAGTATATCTTTGTAGCATTCATCTTTGTCAGTATATATCATAATATATCCTCTATGTAGAATGGCTCAAAGTCAGTCTCACCATTGGCGATCCTCTTATAGTTATGTATACCTTGCTCTACAATTTCTTTACCAGATAAGTAGAATTGTTCAGACACACTAAAGAATCCAAAATCACCTGTAGATTTATCTATAGCAATGAACACAAAATTGTCATATGTGACGTTAAACAGGCTACAGTATATATAAACTTGTGCTGCATAACCAAATTTACGAGCATCACTCTTAAACCATTTAAGGTTCTGACAGGTCTTTAAATCTGCAATATAACCATCACCTAGTATGTCTGCCTTAGCTCGAAAGCATAAGCCATCTATATAACCTACAGCAGGTACTTCAGGTGTAGACTTTTCTAGTATATCGCCAACCTTAGAACAAGATAGAAATGTTTCTGCTAACTCTTCTACCTTCTCTTTATCCTTCTGAAGAAAGACTCTATCGTTCTCTGCTAATGCTTCTTTCCAAACCTTACCAGCTCTTTTTTCCACATCAACAAACACCTGTTTAGCATACACCTCTGGCTCTAGTACGTACCAATGGAATAACGAACCAAAGTCAAATGCTGACTTATGTCCGCTATCACCACCAATACTATCGATATACTTTATTGGGTCTTTCGACAAAAGTTTTATTGAAGAGGATGATAGACTATTCTCACCCATATAACCAAAGTAGAATGAGTCGTCCTTCATCTTTTCCAGAAGTTCACTTTCTCGCCAAGCCTTACCATCTAAAGTAAATATCATAATCTATTTGTAATTAGAGTACTGCTCTACATATTTAGGCAAGTACCTGTTATACTCTTCTTGCTCCATCCAATGATGGTAAATTCTAGCCTCTTCTCCTAGAAGGTCTTCGAACTGTATTTTCTCAAATTCTCTTTTAGTTGCTCCCATATCAAAAGTTTTTTATTAAGTACTTAATTATTCGTTCGGTCTTGTTCAGTAAGAATGATAATGGGTACTCAACAGAGACATATAGTACTAATAGTACAGTCTCTATGATGTAGAAGAACAAAAGCAGTATTAGTGCCATTGCTAACTTAAACGGTTTTAGAATTGTTGTTAATATCTTCATAATGTTTTCCTTTGCATCAAAGATAAACAAAATTTTGATACCACCAAATTATTTTTTCGGATCGAAGTTACTTTTCCACATAGTTTGACATACTGCAAAGCGTTGATCCCTATCTGGAAACTCGCTTATCATCTTAGCATTGTTCATACATCTGCGGTTAAATTCTTTCTGTTCCTCGTACTTCTTAGGTTGCATCTTAATTGGCATTATTTATTAGTTTTAATAGTTTCTCACAATACAATGTAGCATCCATCATCTCCTCCTGTAGGTGTCTGATAAACGCTATTGTATCTTCTTTAGACTCTTCTAAGGTCGTTCCGTATTTATTTATACCAACCTTACTTCTGTTGTTGTACTTTCGGACAACATTCTCGACTATGCTATCCACTCGCTCCGTTTGAATTGGAGAAGTAGATGAGGCATTCTCAAAATACTTTGTTACTGAATCACTCATAATTTTTCTGCTTTAGTTACTGATAAAAACCCAACTCTCTTTTCCACCCTATTGGCGTCAGAGAAGTGAGTCGTTTTTCTTAGTCTCATAGATTCCCATCTAGGTTTAAATTGTTTTAGGTTAAATCTAAACACTCCCTCTGGTGTAGAATTTATATACATAGGTATCTCGAAAGTACCACTACATTTGCCTACCATAGCTTTATGCTTCTTTTCCTCAATCATCAACTTATCATAATGAGATGTACGGCATTTAAGCTCTATTCTATGATTAGCTGTGGCTGAATAACAATCCCACCTACTGGTAGGATCACTAGCTTTAACTAAGTCTGGATAGTAGTTCTCCTTTAGGTAGTTAAACAAATCTTTCTCTTCCCAGTTTTTCATTTATACTTTCTATACACCTTCTCTAACTTTTTAAGAACGCTGTTAACAAAACAGGGAGCGCAACTTGTTCCCTCTACATTATCATTAAATACTCTATTATATATATTAACAAGACTATTCTGTTGGTCTCTAGTAACTGTAGACCGTCTTTGTCCGAACCAATCAGCAAGATAATTGTACTCATCTTCGGTTAAGCAATTCGGTTTCTCATAAGGAAACATACGGTTTAAAAGTTCCTTACGACTATCACAGTTGCAATCTTCGCCTATAATGAACTTAGCTACTTTCGCTACTCCAGTCTTTTCTAACACCTTCTCAACGGTATCACCTAGACCCTTACTCTCTTTTTCTTGTTTAGCCTTCCAATCTCGATAGGCTTTGGTGCGTTTATCGCCTTTAAATTCTTCCATACTATTTTGTATATTTATTATCCTTAGCTTCTAAGTACTCTTTCCACTCTTTCTCAAAAGCTCTTCTTACTTTTATCTTTCCATTCTTTAAAGTTCCAAATATAGAACTCAAACTTATTCTGGTCACAGAGGATATTGCTCTCATACTAAGTTGCTTCTTAAAATGTATTTCCCACAACTTCTTATCATACCAGTACCAACTATTTACCATTTCTTCTATGCCACCAACTAGATTCTCAAAACTATCCTCATACTCATATACATCAAATAGACTGTCTGGCGACACATTACTTTCGCTGAAATCTCCATCTATCTTCCACTTATGTACTTTAGATAGGAATAAATTCCTAAGGGTAACATATACATAGAAGCTATTAAGCTCCTTATCATTATACATAATCCTTTCTGGATCATCTATGTATTTAACTAATCGAACATACATTGACTGTACTATCTCGTTAGCCTCTTCTTCATTGCATCCAAAGGACATAGCCATATGAATCCAATCAGAATGCTTATCAGCAAGTCTATCAATTAATCGTTCCACCAATGAAATGATATTCCGAATACACCGATAAAAATCTGTATCATATATTCTGGTGATAAATCTTCT